GAACAAAAGGGTAATAACTTTATTGGTAAAGCACAAATTTTATCTACACCTATGGGTAAAATTGCAGAGTCACTTTTGAAAGAAGGTGTTACTCTTGGCGTATCTTCTCGTGGAATTGGTTCAATTGCACAGAATAAAGAAGGATTCATGGAAGTTGGTGAAGATTTTCAGTTAGCAACTGCTGCTGATATCGTTGCTGATCCATCTGCACCTGATGCTTTTGTTCAAGGCATCATGGAAGGTAAGGAATGGGTATGGGAAGGAGGAGTTTTGCGTGAGAAGTTCGCAGAAACAACAAAGAGGTCAATTAATACTTTAGTAGACCAAAACCTTCTAGATGAACACAAGTTAGGATTATTCAATGATTTCATTAAATCATTGTAAATTCTTAAACTTCTAAATAAATATAGATTTTAACTACAGATAAATCGGAGCTGTTCAAATGTCTCGTGGAGATTTACAAGAAATGGAAGTAGGCACTAAGCAATCCAAGACTGCCGTTAACGCTAACGCAAAGGCAGCAGACGCAATGCCAAAACTCACAACTGGTGGCACTACCGCTAGTGTTGAGGATCTTGGAGGGCCAACACCAGATAACTACAAACCAGATGATGATTCAGCAAAGCTGAAGCAACCTGGTGCTACACTTAAGCAAGTGAAAGATGTTGTCAACAAAGGTGCAAAAGCCGCAGACCCTATGAAGGGTGTAAAAGAGGAGGAAGAAGTTTCCGACGAATCTGTAATTGAAGAAGAAGAAGTAACTACTGATGAAGTAGTTGCTGAAGAAGAAACTTCTGAAGTAGTTGCCGAAGAAGAGACTACTGAAGAGGAAGTTGTAGAAGAGACCGAAACCGTAGCAGAGTTTGACATCGAAGAAGATGTTAATGCTCTTCTTGAAGGTGAAGAACTCTCAGAAGAATTCCAAGAGAAAGCAAAAACAATCTTTGAAGCAGCAATTAACTCAAGAGTTGCAGCAATCAAAGAATCTCTTGAAAAAGATGCCGAAGCAGTATTAGCTGAGGAAATCGAAACAGTCAAGACAGAACTTAACGAACGTGTTGACTCCTATCTAGAATATGTTGCTGACGAGTGGTTCACTGAGAATCAACTTGCGGTAGAGCAAGGTCTCAAAACCGAAATGTCAGAATCATTCCTAACTGGAATGAAGAGTCTTTTTGAAGAACATTATGTAACTATCCCTGAAGAAAAATATGATGTACTTGAGAGTATGGTAGAAAAACTAGATGACATGGAATCAAAACTCAACGAGCAGATTGAGAAAAATGTTTCCTTAAACAGCAGACTCGCAGAGTCAGTTGCAGATGGAATCCTCGAATCAGTTTCTGATGGCCTTGCTGCCACACAGAAAGAGAAGCTCGCCTCACTTTCCGAAAGTGTAGAGTTTGAAAGTGAAGAATCTTATCGTGAAAAGTTGGAAACACTTAAGGAATCTTATTTCCCTAATTCATCTCCAGCAACTAAAGCTGAGAACCTCTCAGAAGGTGTTGATAACTCACCAGCAACCGTTAGCGGTTCTATGAGTGCATACCTTAAAACATTGTCTCAGTTTAAGTAACTGATTTTAAAATTAATCAAACGTAAACTTTATTTTTAAGCAAATGTTCCATTCAGAACAATTGCAGGAAAAGTGGGCTCCACTTCTTAACTATGAGGGTCTTGATGAAATCAAAGACAACCATCGTAAAGCGGTTACAGCCGTCCTGCTAGAAAACCAAGAGAAATTTTTAAGAGAGCAATCAGACTTTGCTCAAACAGGATCATTCCTTGCAGAACAACCAAACAGTAATACCAATTCTGGTTCTACTGCTGGATTTGGTGGTAGTGCTCAAGGGTTTGATTCAGGCCCAACTGCAGGATTTGATCCTGTATTGATCAGCTTGATCCGTCGTGCAATGCCTAATTTGGTTGCATACGATCTTGCTGGTGTTCAGCCAATGAGTGGTCCTACTGGACTTATCTTTGCAATGCGTTCACGCTATGTTGGTCCTGGACCAAATGGCATGAGTGGAAACGAAGCATTCTATAACGAAGCAGA